GGAGACAACCGAAGGGACGATCTGTTCGTTGATCTGGTTGGCCACGCTGGCCTCCAATGCCGCAACACGCTCTGCGCCCAGCGCGTTTTTCACCCAGCCGATCACCTGCTCCTGCGTCAGGTCAGCGTAGGGCGTGAACGGGGCGTCAAGATCAATCGTCACGCCCTGCGCGCCATAGGCAGAGCCTACGAAGCCAGCTTCGCTGCCGGTCAACGTCCAGTGGACGGTGAAGACCACATCGACCTTGCCATCGCGTTCAGGGTAGGCGTTCATCTGGACAACGGCCCAAGTGTTGGTAATCATGATTCAGTTTCCTTAGTGAAGGTCAACCCATGCGCCAGCGGCAAACACTTGCAACTTGTCGGTCGTGACGTTGAATATAATCAGACCTTCTTGCGTTGCGCCGCCGATAGCGTCGCGCTGCGCGGTAGACATACGCGGCGGCAGAAAGCCTTTTGTAGTTGATGAAACATCCAGTAGGGCGGAGACGTCTGGGCTGCTTGTCCCGATTCCAACGCTGCCTGTGTTGTCAATACGCATTTTTTCAGCAAGAACATCGGCAGTGCGCGTAAAGAAAGACAGGTATGTGGTCACGTAGTTGGCATCAAGCGGCCCGCACTGAACGAGGCCGGCATTTTTACCAACGCCAGTCGTGTCTGTGCCTTGAAGAAGAAGGCCCGTGCTTTTGGTAGTGTTGTTAGCGGCGTTGTCATTTCTAACAACAAGCGGCGAGTCACCAGCAGCGGTGTTTGTCCGCGTCAGTGACGTACCAAACACATCTAGCTTTGCAATCGGGCTGCTCGTCCCAATCCCGACGTTGCCTGTAGCGTCGATACGCATCCGCTCTGAGCCATTGGTTGCCCAAAAAACCGCATTAGAGCCAGCGTCAAAACTCATGCGGTTATTGGCGTTAGCCCCGTAAATTGCGAGAGGGCTTGCGGCTTGGGTGAAGCTAAAAATTGGTGTGCCTGCGGCGTTAGAGGCAACGAAGTTGTTGTCGCTTTGAAGCGTTAGGTTGGCAGTGGCAGCGCCTGCTGCGTTGAGAAACGACAAGCTTTGGTTGTTGGCAATTCGAACGCTGCCGCCAGCCACATCTAGCCTTGCACCGGGGTTATTCGTCCCGATCCCGACATTGCCTGCGCTGGTTATACGCATAGCCTCTGTGCCGCCTTTGCTGAAAGCAAGCGTATCAGCGGCGGGTGACCACATCCCAGTGTTGAGATCACCGGCGAAGGTGTAAGACGGCTCAGAAACTGAGCCGAGGCCATTAGAAATGTACGGTATGATGTTTGCGTTCAGAATATTGTTGATCGCCGTGCGCTTGCCGACACCAGCCTGCACGACCTGAATTTCCTCAATGCCAGCCAGGGGAAGTGTGGCTGCGGGAAGGTCGGTTAATGTTAGAATGTCAGCCTTAATCGTGCTGTAAGGCACCCGCCGGCTATCGCCGTTTTCAATCGACCACACGACAAACAGGTCGCCGTTCAAAAGATTAGGAAGCAATGGGAGTTTGTTAATAGTAGTCACGATTAAAACTCCAAATTGCCATCAGGCCCAACGTCCAGCGGATACTCACCCTGCGGCAGTCCCTCGTCACCGTACACCCAAGGCTTGTTGCCTTGGCCCGCAGGCAGGCCAGGCGAGTAACGCTGTTCTGGCGGCATAGCAGCGCGGCCAAGCAGCGTGTTAAACCCAAAGCGCGCAGCCGTTAGCGTGTTGCCAGACACTTGCTTGCCATAGCTGGGCGCAATCTTGATGGCCAAGCCGGTGATGATCGCCTCGTTGGCACTATCCGGCACACCCATGTTTGTATCGAGATCAGCAACGGCAATGCTGCCGCTGATATTCGGGCCAAGCCGGATGCCGCGTGCGTTCCAATCCAGCAGCATGGAATCCAAACGCCGCGCCGCGCCCTGCAACCCCTCCGGTGGCACGTCGAACACGTAATCAGCCAGCCCGATTTCCTCGAAGGCTGCGTTGATAAACTGGCGGCGGGAGTAGCCCATTAGCCAAGAGCCTCTGCAATCATGGCGGCCAGCTTGGCATCGCCAGTCTTGTGATGGAACTCCAGGCCGAGTTCCTTGGCCTTCTGCACCAGTTCGGCGCGGGTCGGCGGTGCGTTATCGTCTACCGGCCAAGCGAACCAGCCCGCCTCAACGTGCGCGGCTAGTTCTGCTTCGTTGGCCACACCGGCATAACGCACCGCACCGATCCCCGGCAACGTCATCGTGCCATTGGCGTGCTTGCGATACACAAGATTCGGGAACTCCATTATTTCTTCTTCCCTGCGCGCATGTTGTCCACCAGATTAGGATAAGGTCGGCCAGCAGCTTTCGCCATCGCTTTCGCGCTGGCCTTCTGCTTGGGTGACAGCTTATCCGGCTTTCCCTTGGGTGCCGGTCGATCCCATACAGGCTTCGGTTTCTTCACCATTTCACCTTATCCGCCCAGAAAGCTGCGCTCATCTTGCCCTTGGCAATGTTGGCACCGTGCCGCGCCTTGAAGCTGGCCCGCTTGTCCTTCATTGCCTCGCTCTCGCCCGCTTTCGGCTTGCCTGCGGTTTTAGCGCCTTGCTCACCGAAACGGATCGTCTTAACCTTGTCCCCCTCCTTGGCCACCACGACATGAGATTTAGTCGGGTGGCCCGGCGTGCGTTTGGGCTTGTTATAGCCCGAAACGCCAGCACGTTCGAGGCGGGAGTCTTTTTTCACTTCGGCTTCTTGGTCATCTTCATGGGCTTACCGGACTTCACAGCCGCCTTTTTAGCAGCCGCCATGCCCTTAGCATCGTAACCGTATTTCTTTCCGTTGACCATCGGCATGTTACTTACCCTTCTTCTTCTTGGCCCGTTCCGCCGTTGACAGCGCAATGGCAACTGCCTGCTTTTGCGGCTTGCCCGACTTCATCTCGGAACGAATGTTCTTCGATACGGTCTTGGCACTGTAGCCCTGTTTCAACGGCATACCAAATTCCCTTTACGGGTTAAGGGCGGCGCACTTCCAACGCCGCCCCCATCCCCATTAGATGCGATACGAAACGAACGTATTCGCAGCGGTCTTGCGGGTCATGAAGCGCCCGCTGGTGCCGGCTGCCACAGCGCCAGCGCCAACAACGGTATGGCCCGATGCAGCGGCAGTCACGGTGAAGGCGTTTGTTGCGCCGGTGTTGATCACGCTCCAGAAGAACGCATCATTGATCGCAAACGAACCAGCAGCATCCATGACCGCGCCGGTATCAAGCGTGGCAACCACAGCAGCGGCGGTGGTAGACGTGACGAGGCCGCCAGTGATGAGGGCATCCGTCAGCGTGCCGGTAGCGTTCAACGTGCCTGGATCACCCTGCGAAACAAGGTTACGCTCAGTGATAAAGGCATCAGTGCCAACGCTGTACAACAACGGGCTGGCATCGCCGCCAACCAGGCTGATGGTGGAAGCAGCAGTGAACACCGCAGAGGTGAATGCCGCGACCAGTGAAGAGCACTTCTTCGGTCGCCACGGCATTGGCGTAATCGCGCTGGCGAACCACGCTATAGTTGCCGTCGCTGTAGCAAGCGATGCGGTTGGACGCGGCAACCGCGATAAGCGGCGAACCGCTCCAGGGGACGATATTCGACATAGGGAATCCTTATGCAATTGGGGGAGAGCCTAAGCCCTCCCCCAGTTTCCGATTACGGGACTTGGTTGAACAACAGGACGCCGGCCATTTCAGGAGCCGTCATCACCACACCGAACAGAACGTCTACCGTGTAGAACGTCTTGAAGGTTGAGTTGTCGAACCGCTTGCTCATGACCACTTCGATGCCCTGATCGGTCGAGGCGCGCATCACAGCGACACCCTGATCGCCGGGAACCGCATAGCGGCCCGGAAGCAGTTCGATGGCCGGCTTGCGCCAGAACACGTTGTAGCCCGTTGCGTCAACGTTCAAGAACGTAACCGGAGCAGACGCAGACGGGGTAACGATGCAGTTCTTGTACTCGTTTTCTGCGTCAGTGCCACCCTGCGCGCTGATGATCGGCGGGCTGATGACAACCGTGTTGGAAGTGCCAACGCTGATGACGCGGTAGGTCTTGGGCTGGCCCGTGCCTTCCTTCGTGATCTGATGCACCGCTTCAATGCCACCGACAGTAAAGCAATCGCCAGCGCGGACGTTGGTGTTGCTCGACAGGGTGATGGTCTGATAACGGTTATCGACGTTGCCAACTTCGCCGGTCGAAGCCGTCGAGGTCGCCTTCGGCACCCAATACTGAGCAGCCGAGGTGCGGGTATCAACAGTGATCGAACCGCCACCGGCAGCAGCCGCAATACGACGGCCCACGTCCAGCTTGTAGGTGTCGAAGCTTGCCACCATGCCGACCTGAGCGCGCTCGTAAGCGGTCAGGGTCTTGCCAGCGACAAGATTCTGACGGCCAGCGAGGTTGCCAGCCATGCCGTTGTAATCGCGGGTGTTCAGCGCCAGATAACGCTGATCCTGCTGCACACCCTGCTCGTTCATGATGGTGTCGCACAGGGCAACGTCATCATAGGAACCAGCGGCGGTCGTGCGGGTCACGACGAGCGTGGCCTGCTGCGTAGCAACGTCAAGGACGGCGCTGTTGATGGCGCTAGCCAGCTTGAAAGCAGAGCTTTCAGCCAGGCGGCCTTCCTGCAACGCATCACGCATTTCTTCAGCGTCCAGTTCGAACGTGTCGTTCTTACGGAAGCCTAGGCGCGACGGCACAGCCAACTGCACGCGGTTGCGGGCAACCACCGGAGTGCCGACAACACGATCTTGCAGCAGGCCGATATACGGCTGCGGACGCCAGATGGTGTCGTTGGTGCGTTCCATCAACTGGCCATTGGTGCCGTAGGTGTTGACGTTGCGCGACATGATGAGGCCATCGGTGAAGCCTTCGAGCATCTGCTCGAATGCAACCCGCTCCTCCTTGGAAAAGCTATTAACCATTCTTCATTCCTTCGTTGGGTTATGCTGCGCGCTTTTGCCGACGGTAGGCAATCACCTTACTGTAATCGCCCGTCTTTTCGGCATCAGCCCGCAGCCGATCAAGTGCTGCATCAGCCCCTGCAACGCCAACTGGCGCAGTGCCGGTCATTGGCTTCTCAGGGGCAACGGTTGATTTGCGCTTCGTCACCTTCAATTCGCTTTCTAGTTTAGCCGCCTTAAAGGTGAATTGCGCGAGGCTTTCAATCTTGGCCAGTTCCTTGGCCCGTTCCGGGTATTTGCCCAACGCATAAACCAGCATCGCGGGATCGTCTGCACCATCCACTAGGATTGCCCAACGCATGTCGCCAAACAATTCACGGACGTTTTGTTCCGCATCGTCTACGTCATCAGCCGGCAATGCCTGCTTGCGCTCAGTGTAGGTTGAAAGCCGCGACTGCCAGGCTTGCTCCGCTTGTTCCTGCTGCTTGCGTGCAGAGGCTTCCGCGTCATCGGCGTTGCGTTTAGCGTCCTTCCAGCCGTCCAACTGGCGCTCAAACTCGTCTGCGTCATAATCGCAACTTTCAAGCGTTGGCTTAGGCGGCAATGCGGTTTGCACCGGCTGCTGCCGTTCCTTGGCTTCCAGTTCCTTTAGGCGCTTCGTGAGTTCCCGGTTATGCTTGCGCAAATCTCGCACCCATGCAGGCGCGGCGGTTTCTTCCGGTTGAGGCGGCGCTTCCTCACCAATCGAAACGATCAACTCACCGTCATCATCACCAAACTCCGGGGCTTCTGCGTCTGTGCTGGCGGCTTGATTCTCACCAGCATCGGACGTTTCGTTCACCACAGAATCGGCGGCATCGGCTTCCTGTTGGTACGTTTCATTCTCTGCCACGTTCATCGTTATCACACTCCCTCACAGATTTAAAGCCCCTGCGGTGGGCCTCCAGCGGCAAGAGCGCCGCCGATTGCTTGAGCGGCCTTGACCGCCGTATCCAGTTGCTTGCCCTCAACCGTGGCCAGCGTCTCAATCGTCTGTGCGCGGGTTTTCTCAGTGTTGGCCTCGGCCAGGGCTGTATCAGCCATGGCCTTCTGTGCCTTGGCTTGCGCTTCCATCGCCATAGCGTTTGCAAGCACAGCATTAGGGTCTTGCTGCTGGCCCTGCTCTGCCGCAGCGGCTTCCATCTGTGCGCGTTCTTCGTCGTTCGGCTCAACTGCACCCATGCCGACCAACTGGCGGCGGTAGAACTGGCGAAGATCGCCCAGCCCCTCGCCGTCCATGTTCATCATGGCAGTGGCCAGCAGCACCTTCTGATCTTGCGGGTCAGCAGCCATCTGCAACAGGCCGGTGATTGCCCGGACGGTAGCGTCACGGCGCGATGTGAACGCTGGGCCAACGTCAACGGCCACATCCAGCTTGGCGCGGCTTAGATCGTTCCTAAACCGCTGTTCGCCCGTGTTCTCGTCAATGATCGGCTGCATCAGCTTGACTTGCCCAACGCTGCCGTCCTCATTCAACGACTTCATCGCCCGGTCATCATCAACGTAAATGTCCTGGGCCATCGCCAGCCATATCTCGCCGGCACGGCGCATGGCCTTTGCGAAGTTGGACAGGTAGATGAACGCGCTCTGGTCGATCCGGTTCTGGATCATCTCAACGGCCTTGCCGCTGATGTTCGACACCATCTTATCTTGCGCCGGGTTGAAGCCCAGCACCTCGGCCATGTCCTGCTCAGTCAACTGTAGCAGCGCAGCCATTGCAGGCGGCACGGCAGGCGGCTGCGTATAGGCCAGCGGGCCAGCGGGCTGCACTTGGCCATTGGCATCGGTGATTGGGTTGACGAGGAGGTAGGGATAATTCTTTACGTTGTCCTCGGCCCACATAAGCTGGTGGCCAGCAACCTGTTCGGGCAGTAGGATCGGCTTCTGCACCGCCGACAGTGCCGCCGTCTCAGCTAGGCGACTGATCTGCATATTCTTGAGGCGCTGCGGGTCTTTCGCCAATCGCACCACGCCCATGCAGCGTTCCACGTTGTCGATGAACCAACGCTTGCCATAGACCGGCACGACCGGAATGTGCTTGCCAGCAATGTAACCGGCATCCTCCAGCACCCGGCCACCGGACATGATGTATTTGCGTACCTTGCGGCTGCGCTTTGTCCACTCTTTAATGACATTACCGCCTAGCAACTGGGCCATGCGAATCTCATCGTATTCGCGGCCTTCCTCGCCGTCCTCGGCCTCGGCCACGTCCTCGGCTTCGAAGTCCATCGTCTTACCGTCTGGCATCTCGTAGCGCATCATTGGCGTGCGCTCGTCCTCCACGCGGTAATATTCCGCCACGTAAACCACATCCGGCGTGGCCCAATCAAACTCAATCGTGTCGTTGTTCTTGGGCCAGCTTGCCGGATCATCGCCCCACTTGGCCATATATCCGTTGCGCGTTACGCTATACAGCACCCAGCACTGCGTGGCGTCGGATTTGTCCATGCGCTTGGCGTCGAGGTCGAAGTAGACGGACGTGTCAGCGTCGGCAATCATCTCGAAGCGGATGCGCTGGTTCTCGTTTTCATCGTCATACTCATCTTCGTATTGTGTGCGCAGGCGGAATGCGCCGAAGCCACCGCTGGCGGCTTCCTCGAAGGCGTTATCGCAGGCTTCGTCGCCATTGCTGTCTGCGTAATCAGCCCGGAACAGGCCGTCGCATGTATCGGCAGTCTCGTCGGCAGCCGCGCCGTCCTTCGGCACAAAGTCCACCATGACGCGGTTGTTGCGGTATTCACCGACAACGCGGTTAAGCGCCATCGCAATCTTATTGATCTCCATGCGCGGGCGATTGGCGAAGGCGTCTTCGTATTGCCCTTCCCACATTGCGCCTGGAATGCTGGCAAAGCGCCGATCAGTGATGCACTGCTTGCGCTCATCTTGAAGCGCCGCCTGCGCACGATTGAACTCGGACAACGCTTCAGCGTGGATGGTCGCCAGTCGTTCGGCTTTTGATACTCGCGCCATATGCCCTCTTTACCGTTCACAACGTGCGGCGGTCAGTTGTATCACCGCGCGAACGGGCTGGCAACTGGTAGCGGCATAGCATCAAACGGCTTGCGCATCGGAGCGCGGCGCACGGCCTCGCAGGCGTAACGCAGCGCGTCGATCACGTGGTTGTTCTTATCATCCAGCACCGGCAGGATTCGCCCGGTCAGCGGATCGACCTTGTAGCTGTAGCTGGTCAACTCGTCGATGGTATGCTGGCAGCGCGGATGCACCACGATATCGTAACTCTTTAGCCACTCGATGCCTTCGGTGACGCTGTTCTGCCCTTTCACCGCTGACATGATGCGCGGGAAGCCGTGGTTGCGCAGATGGCTGATCGTCTCTGGCCGGGCGCTGTCTGCCACGATTGGCCACTTCTCGGCCTCTGGGATGGTTAGGAATAGTTCCGGCGTGTTGACAATCTCGCAGCCGATCATGAACGCCTCATGGTCAACGTAGACGGTGCGCCCGATGATATGGCAACGCACGAGGACGGTGGGATCAACGGCGAAGCCAAAGTCAGCCCCGAAGCGATGCACCGCATCAGCCGGCGCTTCGAAGTCCTCCACGCGCCAGTTACGGAACACGCGGGCTTCGCTGTTGGCCACGTAACCGCCAAGCCAGATGTGCGTATACTTATCCGGGTCGCGCCGCTGATCGTATTCTAACTCGGCGCGGAGAACGTCGGGGAACCAGGGGTTGAGATCATAGTTGACGCGAAGGAAGATGCTTTTCGGTGGCCTTTCCTCGCCGCAGAACATCACGTCGATTGGGTCGGTCGGGTTCTTGGGGTTCCAGGTAAAGTATATCTGACTGCCCGGTTTGCGGATCGTCGGTATCAGGATGTCAAGGCTGGCTTGACTGACCGTCTGCGATTCTTCCACCCAGCAAACGTCGATCCCTTCCATTGATTTGATGCTGTCAATGTTCGTGCGCACGCCAGCGAACAGGAACAGCGAACCGTTCCGCCCGCGTATCTCCGTCTCGGTTGACACGAAGAAGTCCGACAGCCCGCACCGTTCGATGGTGTCGTCGAGCAGGCGCTTTACCGAGTCCTTGATCGACTTCTGAATCTCACGGGCGCACAGGATGCGCAGCGGCTTTGCAGCAGCCCGCAGAACGAGGCAGGCAGCGACAT